AGCACCTGCCTCTTAAGCAGGGTGTCGAGGGTTCGAGCCCCTCCTGGCCCTCCAAGAAAATAACCTCACATTGAAGTGGGGTTATTTTTTTATTTATCCAAACGGATTATACCCGCGAGAAGGTGGTTCACGAAAAGTAGTTCGATTGGCATTGAAAGATTGGCGAGAGTTATTCGCACCTGACGGAACACTGTTATTTTGTAGACCATTGACTCGTCGATTACCGACAGGTAAACCAAAATCATCAGGATTATTAGCACTTCTCGATCGAGGCATTACACCAATCTCTGTACCAATTTGCCTTACTTCACCAACCACTGCCGAAGATTGGTATTTTTTAATATATTGACGTTCCGAATTCACTTTACGATTAGCTTTCAGAGATCTACCGGTCATTCCATATGCCTTAAAATCATCAATTGATCTTCTCAAGGAGCCAGATAATCTAATCATCATTTCCCGCGTCATTTGCGGCTTTTTGTTCGCATCCATATATCCCCCATTAGTTATATGAAATGGCGCCCCGAGTAGGATTCGAACCTACGACCTTAGGCTTAGAAGTCCTCAGGTTGCCAATCAGATTATAACATAAGCTTATCGCTTTAGTACAAATCAGAGGGTGTAAAAGTTCTATTGAATATGCTCTTATATTAGCACACCCAAATTAAAAAGTCAATAGGCTCATGCTTAAATTGGGCGTAAAGTCATAAATTTGTCGAATTGCTCTCTGATATATTTAGGCGGAACGTGTAGATAATTTTGCGTTGTATTCACGTTTTCATGACCTAGACTTATTTGAACTGTTTTTATATCAGCACCGTTTAAGTACATGTTTGTAGCGAACGAATAGCGTGCTATATGAGGGCTTACGTGATAACCATATTTCTCAAACACTTTTAACCAACGCGCTATTGTGTCGGTGTCGACTGGCTTCGACTGGTCGACATTTTTATGTATTTGTTTTCTTTTAATAAGATAGCCATCGATGCTATTTTTGATAATAAACTCTCTCACTAGCTTCATAATTTCAGGGTGGACCAAAACTTCACGACATTTACCACCAGCTTTACCTTTTCCTCTTACAGATATGTAATTATCGTAGATATCTTGCGTGCGTATTCTCACTAACTCAGAAACTCGAAGACCTGAGCCAAACATTAGATAGATGATCATTTTCATTTGCTCATCAACTTCACCTAGGACTTTGCAGACTATATCTTCAGGCACTACTGTTTTGTCTACTTTTTCTGGTGTTATAGTTTTAATTTTTTGCCACTTAAACCCTAGAGTGATTTCAAAGTCGCTTTCTAGACATCTGAAAAAGCTCCTTAAAACTGTTATCAAGGCGGCAAGACTGTTTCTTTTTAAGTTGCTTTTTGAGGCTAAATACTCACGAATATGCTTCAACTGAATTTCTTCAATTTTCTGTACGCCTTTTGTTCTCAAAAACTTATCGAAGTCATTTAGCCACACTTTTCTGTCATAGACGGTCTTATCTGATAGACGGTCTACATCACGAATAAAAGATAAATACTCATCAATCACAGAGCACTCCTCCCACAAAAAACTTAATATTTTGTAGGATTTTGAGGTGCCCAACTAGTGTTGCTTTCAGACCACCCACACGGTCGTCAACTCGGCAGTAGATATGGCTAAGTTCTTATTCAATTTTGCCACGTCTAGCCGTGTCTGCATAGTGTAAAATTCACAAAGTCCTACGTGTCGAACCTATCGTTTCTTGACGGTTCAATCACCTTAAGCTCCCTAAATTCAAAATGGTAAGATGTACCAACTTTACAACCGTACCTGTTGCGGTTTTTCTCTAAAGTAACGATGATATCATTCGGAAAATCTTTCATATTTCGTTCAACCATTAAGACGATATCCGCGTCCTGAGCAATATAGCTCGAACCTCGCAGATCGTTTATCCCAGTCTTTCGCGTATGACTGTCTGGCGCTTTTCGTGTATGACTGATTAGAATGATAGGAATCTGATGCCTGATTGCGTTCTTTTTTAATTCTTTTGTTATATTTCCCAATTCTTCAGCGACGTTTTGGATTTCTCGCGTAAAGTAATGAAGATGATCAATCACGACCAGTTCACAGTTAGCTTCTTCTTTGGCTTTTCGGACCAATCCGTCAATTGATTGCCAGCTTAATTCATCGTTTTTTTGGAAAAATATGCCAGCTGCACACTTTTCGTATTCTGTTTCGCCAAGGATTTTTCTAAATCGCACACCAGCTTCGCCGTGAGTCATTTCCAGTGTAACGAATAAAACAGATTTGTTTTGCTTAGCTACATTTGCCGCGATATTCATGCTTAGGGCTGTTTTACCGTTGCTAGTGGCTCCTCCGATAACAGTAAGCTCTCCTGGTGCTAATCCCATTGTCATGCGGTCAAGTACCCAATTTCCTGTTCTTAATCCGATGATCTTACCCCAGTTTTTCATGCGCTCTTCGATTTCGTCGTGATAGTCTGCCATCATCGTGAATTCGAGCTCTGCTGCTGCGGATTTAGCAGTTTTAGCAGACGCCCCAAGCACGTATTCGTAAAGGTCTAGCCGTTCGTTCGACTTCAGTGTGTCGATTTTTGATTTAAGATAGGTTAAATTGTCCACGTAGTATCTCCCTGATTTTTGATTTATGCCAATTTGCTTTGTTTTCGACTGTTTCGAATAGCTCTTCGTATTTATCGACATTGTGATTGATGTTAGATATGCTCTGTAACGTCGTGTAATCGTTTCTGAGCGACTTTACGGCTTCATTGTGGTATTTTATCGTTTCCGCAACAAAACCCTCTGAGGCGTCCTCTAAATCGATTTTTAAGCCATCCATGAACCATCTCCCATTAATTCGTCTAGGTCTGCCATGCCTTCATGTTGCTTTTTTCGCTTTGATAGCATGTTGTCTATCGTAGAGGCTCTGAGTAAGTAATCGCTTTTTAATTCGTTAATCTTCTTTGAGTGCCAATCATCTTCAACGAGTACGTCTAGTGCTTTACCGATTTCTTCTAACGAGAACTTCTTCAAGGTTTCTTTGTAGCCACGTGGAAGTATTCTGAAATTACGTTTGGTTTTTTCGTTTAGTAGGTCTAATAGTTTTTTACTAACTTCACTATTAATATTATTCTTAGTGTTATCTATAGTGTTATCTATATGAACACGTTGATTTTCAACGGGATGAACACGTTGATTTTCAACGGGATGAACACGTTGATTTTCAACGGGATGACTTTTTGGGTCTGCTAAAAAACCTATATTAGATCGGCGGACCATTCGACCATATTCACGCGATTGTGTAATATAGCCAAACTCTACCAGTCTTCGACAGGATGCCTGAAAAGTAGAAGTACGCATACCTGTTAATGACATAAGCTCCTCTGACTTTTTCCAACATCCCTTGTCGCCAAAACTTGCTATTTCAGCGTAAAGGATTTTTTCTGTGCCCTTAAGTCTCTCGTCTTCTAAGACTTCTCTCGGCAACCAAACGCCTGTAAACTGACGCTTCGGCTCGATTATCTGTTGTTTGTCAAAATCATACATTGTCAGCTCTCCATTTCTTAATGGCTTCTGTCAATGGCGTTTTAATCTCAGAAATATGAACAATTTTCCCCATTATTTTTACCCTCTTCTTAAGCCAATGAAAAACTAGCACCTTCATTTTTCACAGGTGAAATTTATTTATTGTAAAAAAGACGCAAGAATTTGGTGCAAAACCCTTGACAGCTTTTTCACGATTTATCGATTTTGAGTAAGAGGTTATTTTTAGACAAAGAAAACCCCAGTCAAAAACGACCGAGGTTATCAATTGGCTATCTGATGTTCTTATATTAGCAAACTCTAGCGTAAAAGTCAATACTCACAAGATAGACTTTACGACAATGCCGCTTGCAAAAAAAGTAAAAGTAAAGCGCAACAATACGACTACCGACAAGCCTGTGAAAATCCAGTGTGGCGTTACTATGATTAACGCACCAACGGTTACACTTGAAGCTGCAGCACAAATCACTTTTCCAGAACAATTCAAAACGATTCCTACAGTAGTTTGTAGTTTCGGTGGATATACTGGACCTGGCGATGGCTGGACAGATACTCCGAATCCATCGTGGGGAGGCTGTGCTTTTAGCGCTGTAGGTGTTACGAATACCTCATTCACCGCTCGATGTCGCCGATTCGACGGGGCTCAACTTTTGGGAGTGTATTATGTGAATTGGATTGCAATAGGATAAGCTATTTCTTAGTATATCGAATAGTCATTGTTACTGTACCAACGCTTCTTGTCTGATAGCGTAATACTTGGGCGCTGTTCCAGTTAGCAAATTTTAATTGGAAATACTGAATAGATGGCGCGGATGGATTAGTATAGCTATTCGGATATCTCTCACCATTCGGCATGTTTAAGATAGCATCTAGAGAGATTAGAGTGTCTATGTAGCTAAAGTTTTCATTATTTGCTCCAGTCTCTTCCGCACCAGATCCTGTCGTGTTAAAGGTTATAGATTTTTGATAGATTGGTTTTTTGTTGACCCACTTACTACCAGTGTTAATTTCTTCGGAACTGTAGTTGTACGCAGGAATAGTCGTAAAGTCTATCTTGTCGGCTGTAACCGTTGAATTCTTCAACTTACTACCAACTATAGCTCCATCATTTACACCAGTTCCATCAGCTAAAGACGCGACATTAGCCATTTGGTTATTGTGGTCTTGAGCCGTGATTGTTGTTAGCGGCGTGAACACTATGTTTGGATGCGGTAAGCTCATTTTTCCTCCTTAAATAAATCACCTGTTGGTAATATCATTGGCGAAAACTCTTCTGCAAAGACATTGCTTAAAAGCTCATCGTCAATCTTTTCTGCTATAGAATCTAAGAATTCGTCAATAATAATTTCGCTTGGCTCTAATGTACATAAAATGAGGCTGAACGGATGCTTGCCTTTCAGTTCGTAGTTTTTTGAGTAGTGCCAAATTATGCTAGGTGTAAAAACAGCGACGCCATTTTCTCGAACAGTATTTCCATTTGGTTGTTTATGAAGTCGATTTATATTTGGAATTGACGACCAAATAAAGACCTTATTCAAATTTGATTTATCCATGGATATAATTTTGAGGTTTTATCGTGAGCATCAAAAACCCCCATTTTCAGAGGGCAAAAAAGGCACCCCGAAAACGGAGTGCCTCACAATGACAGCTGCAAATCACAACAACTGCCCGGCTATCATACTACTTTTTAAGCGATTGTTCAAGCCTCCAGTTTATCTCACCAGTTACGCTACGACCGTTTTCAGCAGCAAGCACCACAAGCCGTTCATACACTTCCTGCTTAATTCTGACATTATAAACTGGTGTAGGTATCTCAACCTTAGATTTGATAATCTTGCCATTCTTTTTTACAATTCGATTTATTATTGGCATAGTCTTTCCTTTCTTTAGAGCACCCTAGCGCCAAGCGAGGCGTTTGGTTTTATATTAGTTGTAAATCATTTTCTATTTGGTAGGCGATCGCTTCCTGGTCTAACACCTCTTTTAATTCGCTGAGCGTGTTCATCACCTTTGAGCGTTCGTCTGACAGATAGAGTACTGCTGTTTCCTCTGCCTCACCTCTCCAGTATCCAATGACTGGATAGTCGAGAGTGAAAGCTTCGTGATTAGCGTTTACGGTTGATATTATCTTGTCGACCTCAAGTTTTTTAGTCTTGTTATTGCTTCCGATAAAAGCTTTGATTGTGATTTGTTCTATCATTGTGTGCTCCTAATTGTTAATGTGCCTCGCTTGACTATCTTAATTATAGCAAAGTTACATTCATAATGCAAGCATTTTGCGTGCATTTTATCAAAAAAGTCAGAGATTTTTATTAACCTGTGGAAAACTCACTTCCCGTAGAAAATATAGCGATATTCTTTATAAAGTCTAATGATAATACGTTTTAACATAAGTTTAATTTTACCAAATAAAAAAGCTGCCCGACCTGACAATCAAGCAGCTTAGCCCGTAATCTCATTATATCAACTGTTCGGAATTTCCGAATAGTTCAGTTGTTCGGGATTTCCGAATTACTCAACAGCTTCTTTCATCTGCCTTACTAGGTCTAGAATAATAGTCTTAGCCGCTGATAATCCAGCTGCGATTGCAGATAATGCAGTAGCCAGCGTTAGAGCGTATAATTCGTGCCAGCTCGCCGCGAATAGCAAGTTCACTAGGTTTACACCCGCAAGCAAAAATGTCGCGATAAACGTCTGTAAGAATGTCCATCCAGAGCGAATAGCTACGTCTTTATAGTTGATATTCTTTAATGCTTCTAGTGATTTCATATCTCCTCCTACTATTTTTCCTCAGTACCGTACACGCCGCGAGATTCACGCTCAACCTTACGATTAGCCAGCCACATAATAGCTTCCTCAATTTTCGTAAGAGCTAAACTGTTTTCACGACAAGGCAATCCTCGGTTGTAGTCTGCTAGTTTTGAGTAAGCTACAATAAGCAAGTCCTCAATAAATACACCGTTGCGTTCTGTGGTAGCTGTGCCGCCAGTTTGAAACTTGATTTTCAACACCTCTTTGCCCGCGATATTAAGAGAAACTTCGTCGCCTGGCGTGCCGCGATTCAGTTCATTGTGCAGTTCTTCTAGTGCATTATATTTGGTAGTTTCCATATTTCCTCCTTATTTCTTAAACTTAAAAATACTCATTAGAAAATCGATAATCTTCTCTAATAAACTTTTATTCTTAGCGATATCTTGACTTAATTTGCCGATAGACCTCATCACATCTTCATTTGTTGGTTGTGGTGCCAGCGGTTGCTCTTGTGGCTTTTCTTTGACTTGAGGTGCTTGTTGCAATTCTGGTGTCTTTGGTGCTGGTTGTGGCTGAGGGCGTTTTTCTGGTCGTGGCGTGCCTGCATCTCCATTCGCTAATTCACGTACTCGTTCTGCTAATACCCAAATGCCGTCATCTGCCATTTTTAACTGTAGGTAGCGTTTGTTGTTTTCGGTAGTTTCATCTAATACTTCTGTACCTCCGACAATTCGGAAGTAATCACCTGTATTTATCTCACCGTCTAATAAGTAACCGTCTTTATCTGTCTTTACAGCCACAGAAACAGGAATACCGTTATCTTCCCAATCGAACTCATCAATCAATCGGTTGCACCTGATTTGTCTAACGTCGAATACAGTCGCTACTTCATCTGCATAATATACTTCAGGAAGTGCTACACGCTTAGCTTCTTTTGGTTTGCCTACATATCGATAGAATGCATATGGTGGGCAACCTGAAGCACTCCAGAGCCAGTCGTGATTGTCTATTACAATACCTGCTTGATAGCGACAGTTAATGACATTATCTGCGTCCGTAAACATTCCTGTATGACCCAATGCACCTCCAGAATTGCCACGAATACCCCAAATGAAGATATCTCCTCGTTGTGTGTCCGCTTCGCCGTTAGCGTCCTCAGGTAGTCGTACCCAACCATTCTTTTCTAGGGCGTCAAATAAAGTATCAGTATTTCCTATCCAATAGCTTGCAGGTAAAAGACCTGCTTCTTTTAGAGCGTGATATACAGAGCTTGAGCAGTCGTACGAGTTTGGACCATTCCGACTTTCCATCGAATAAAAAACTCGTCCTTTACGTACATAGAACCACGCTAGTGCTTTTTCTATCATATTATTTCCTCCTTACTTGTGTTTGAACTTCTTCTTGTAATTCTGTAACGGTTTTATTTTGCTGAATAAGATTGTTCGTTGCGTAAATAGCCAATCCTACAAGTGCTATAGCAAATAATTTCGCCAAGTTGCTTGTTACCAGGCTCCAGAAATTCATCACGCCTTCAATTTCAGTGCGTTTGACGTATTTCTCTTCTGATTCTTTTTCGTGTGCTTTAAGCTGTGCTTGAGTAACGTTAGTTTGTGCGATATTCTCAATTCGCTCTAGCATGACAGTATGCTTGTCTACGCCATCCTTAATGTATTCGACCTTAGCTTGTAACGCGCCGAACTCTTTAGCTGATACTTCTGGTTTTTCGTTCATAATATAAATTATGACTTCTTGTCGTTATTTAATATGGGAACGTCATAGTTCGCACGTCTATATAAAACGTCTCTGTTGCATTCTGATTAATAATAGAAGTATCATACGGATTAAATATTGATAGCGCGCACACTATTTTATTTTTTGATTCGCGCCAGCCAGAAATAAGCACAGAAGTAGGCGTTGTGCCGCCGCCTGAAACCGCAAAAGTCCTTACAAAGTCTATTTTAGACGCCGTGATAGCTCTGTCTGGATTCGTAGAGGTGCTGACTAGTAATCTTAAAAACCCAACGTTAGTCATATTAATCTCTTGTTTTTGAAAATATACAGTATTGCTTGCTATCGATATGCCACCAGGTAGAGTAAGGCTCATAATACTTCTGCCGGTAGCGCTGATAGTCGCATAATCGCTACTGATATTAAAATCGTCTGGATAATTATTCATCAGCGTACATCCTATAGTGATATTTTATGATCGTATTAAAAAATTCTTCTCTATAGGACAATGTTAGCGCAGTCTTATCTACGAACGCACTATACCCACTGTTAGCCCATAGTTCTAGAGATGCATAAGACAAAGAGCTTATCTGTCCGTTCTGCTCTAACCATAAGAGGACTAGTGGTTTATATCCAAGATTATGCACAATCCGAACTTCTTCGTTAGTATTCACAAGCACAGTTCCAGCCTTGTACAGCTTTAACTGATTGTTGTCAGTATTAAAAGTCATGTCGTGATAATGACTTGTGAATGAGGCTTTTCGATGAGGTTCTAAAGCGAATCCTATGATTCGGAAATAAAACGTAGCAGTAGTGTCGGTTCTATTTGACGTGCTTATATGGATTAAATTATTATCCACACGAACATTCGACAAATACTGATACTCACCTCTATTATTAAAGCCGCTAGTATTCACCTCAAATGCATTTTGCGAAAAATCACTAGAGGTTGAAAATTGTGCTATCGGCAAAAATGCAGAGCCGTAAGTATTTGGTATAGTTATGTCGTTATAATCATGCGCGCTAACGGGTACTGGTATAGTATCGCTACGATAAATCACCTGGTCGATCGGATAGTCACTAGATAATACAAAGTCTTTTATCATTCTTGCTCCAAAAGCTCTATAACGTCTTTACCTTCTTTACTCACCCACAGACCGACCCTAGTAGCGTAAGCACCGATTTTAATACGCTTATATGCTCCGTCAGAAAACAGCAATCCGCTTCCGTCGAGTACCACAAGCTCCCTGCGATTTACGGGGTCATAAATAACAAGCCTGCCCGAGCCTTCCTCGATGCGTAATTGTCCAGTAATCGATGAAATAATAGTTGAACCTTTTAATTTTAGAACTTCTTTCATTAGAATGCGTACACTTCCTCTCCGTTATAGACTGATCTGTCATATTGAGCGAACATATAAACTTTAGTTTTTCTGACCTTTAATTTAGTAGTTAATTTACTATCGCTTAATTTCTGAGATATTGCGATAATTTGATAAACTCCGCTCGCCAGTCGAGTATCTAGTTTAATCGAATCCCCTATTTGCATAGACGGTGAACCCTTAACCTCTAATTCCAGCATCGGGCTGTATGTTGCATAGCCTCTAAATACTGACTGCGTGAATGCTCTTGCATTTTCATAGTTTCCAAAAAATGGGTTGTCATTTATTTCTAGAAGACAATCTTCATCATCGCTCCAGTTGTCGTCAAAGGCTTCATAGTCCAATTCGTCAATTTGTTTTGATGGCTCACCCCACAAAAATACACGGTCGATTTCAACAGGATAAAATAAATCACTAGTAAAGGTTAATATTGCTTTACTAGGTGTTAATTTTAGCGAGCATTTCACACCTCGATCGACCTCGACGCCGTTAGCGGTTTTTGCAGTAAACCATGATACATCAGCATTCTCGCCCAATTTTGGCTCAATTAAATCAGCACACGGGTCAGACAAACTAACTTCACGCACAATTGGTAGTCCACGTTTTACAACCCAAAGATTGTCTGTGTTTTTACCGCTTGAGGTCTTTTCTGCAACCATCTGATAAGGCGCGATAACACGAATAGGTGTTTTAATTTTAACGTGATTAACAATGCCAGAACTCTTCGAGGGTGTTATCGATATCACGTTATCGTCATCTAGTTTATAGTGAATGTTTTCTGCGACATCGGAACCGCGTCCTTTGAATCTGATTAGCCCTTCCTCATCTTGCCATAATCTACCATTCTCAGCTTGAACCAATTTTTTAACGATATCTGCCAATGAATCGTTTTTATTAGGAAAAAATATAGGGATAATATTTGTTGCTCCTGAAAAGGTGAACTGATGTTGTGCAAACCCTAGTCCTTTGAATATCTCAGTTAAAATATAGTCTGTTTTTTTATAAGCCATCGGCGGTAATTCAGGCAGAGGCTGAGATAGTGCCCAGTTAAGAAAGTCGAAAGCCGAAACTGAGGCTTCTGCTTTTCCTGGCTCTGCATCAGGTAGCATATTAGTAAGCCCCACAAATTGTGGCACGTTCTCTTCGCCGAAACCAAGCCATGCTCGAGTGGGGATATTTGGCTTAATATATTTCGCGATTGGGCTATTCGAATATGGCACAAAATAACCGTCGTGATTAGCTAATTCGAAATCAGCAATCGCTGACTGCACCGAATATGGAAACTCAACGGAACGATTAACTGCAACCGATTTAATCCTATTTGATATATCGTTATAAGCATAGGTATCCCATATCTGAACAGGCGGCTGACTTGCGATATCTGACGCATATAAATCACCACCTCCATATGTCGATTGGTCGTATACTCCCCATGAGATATTTTCGTTTCGAGTTTTGTCCCACGCCATAGAAACACGCCACGTGAGCGGTCTAACCCAAGATTTCGCCAGTTTCTTAAATCTATCGCTAGTAACTAACATCTTATTGTCCCACGTTCTGCCCAGTTTCAACCATCGTTAAAGTAATACCTTCTATATCACCGCACAGGTTTATGACGTCTTTTTTACTGATAGAAATCTTCACTGGGATATTAGTAGCTGAGCCGTCAGATAATGTAAGTAGTGGATATCTATTAGTCGTATACTGCCTTTGTACAAAACCCCACAACTCAGCAAATTCCTCTTTGGTCAAATGTCCAAAAGTATTAGTCCACACTCTTTTATGATAGACATAGTCTGTATATACATTTCCTGACAGAACAGTAACATCGGTCTCTCCAAAATTAGAATTCTCAGAAAATGGACTTGAAATATATTCATGATTCCAAGTTTTTGAAGTTGTAGAATCGGTTAATGTCATCTCTTTCATGCGAACCTCGCTTTCTGGCTCTGTTCAAATGCCTGCATAATCTGGTCAGCAACTTTTCGCCTTTCATCTGGAGAAGTTGCAAAGACGCCGCTCACATTGATAGTTATCTGTTGTGATGGCTGCGCGTTAGTTTCTTTTAGTACTTTAGTAAACGTATCTGCCATAATTTTTTGTGGCGTAACGATTTCTGGGTTAGCCTTAGCCCCTAGATATTCACCAGCAATAACAGGTGTAGCTGTAGTTAGAACACCACCCTTTGCTAATCTTGGAAGACTAAAACGCTGAATGTTAGGTATATGTACATTAGGAATCTTATTTATGATATTTAAGGCTCCATTTAATAGGTCTATAGGCTTGTTTATAACCCTCTCGATTTGCGCTATCAGACCGTTTATCATTCCCTTACCGATACCAATAACACCGTTCCAAGCCGCAACTCCTAGATTTGCCGCCCATGAACCAAATTGACCTAGAGATTCGCGCATTGGCCTCCAGAATCGACCACCTCCAAAATCGAAGAAGTCCACAGTCGCTCGCCACATATCATCTAAGAATTTGCCGAACGTGTATTTTCCGTCATCTGCCTGTTGCTGATTGAGCGTCTTTAGTTTGTTATTAAGTTCTTCTCTCTGTTTTTTCAGCTTCTCTAGAGTTTCTCCATTATTCGCAAGAATACCTGCATTTGTTTCGGCATTATTAGACAGTGCATCCTGTTTTTGTTGTTGAAGTGTCGCTAATTGTTCATCACGTCGCTCTTTGAGGCTTTCAATCTCATCTAGCTTAATCATATTCTGAACGCTAGCCAAATCAGCACGATGTTTATTTTGAAATGCTAATTCAGTATTGAGTTGTTGTTGTAAGTCAGCAAGTTTCTGATCTCTCTTGAGTTTGTCTGCGTTATTTTCAGCGTTTAGTTTTTCTTGATTTGCTGCGAATTGCTCGTCGTATAGTGCCTGCTCTTTGTCTAATGCGAACTGTAACTCAGCAAGCTTTTGAGCATTGTAAGAGTTGTTGAAGTTCTGTAAAAACCTAATCTGATTGGTTAAAGCTTGGACCTTGCTTTCGTGCTCTCTAATTTCCTCGACTTGAGATTTTCTAAATGAGGCAGAACGTTTGGCTATTTCAGCGTCATAGTTGGCATTTTCTTCAGCGATTTGTTTAGTTAGGTCTTTAATTGTGTCTTCGTGCTTGACACGGATGTCATTTAAGTCTCGGCTATAATCTCGCCATATTTTAGCCGCTTGAGCCTCTAATTTGTCTAACTCTTTAGTAAGTTTTTTAGCAGACTTTGCCGCCTTATCCATGCCTTTAGACGAACCACCAGCAGATTTCTCAAGTAGCGCAATTTGCGCATCAACACTCGCCAATTGAGATTTCAGACTCTCAGCACTCTCTCCACTACCACCAGCCGCAGAACCAAGTATTCCAAACGCTTGTGCCGCCATCACCGCACCAGCAGCGATTGCAGACAGTAACGCTATAATTGGGTGGCTCATAAACGCAAACATCGCCGCTCGGGCTAATATGAATCCTTTTTGCAATACAAATAACCCACCAGCAACAAGCGCGAATGTCACGATTCCTGAGCCTGCGACCTGTATAACGCCGCTAAGCTGCGTTAGAAATGGTCCGATAGCTCCTGCCAATCCACCAACAGCGTTTAATATAGTCTCTATTCCTGCACCAACTCCAGCCAAAATTGTCCCAATGTTACTTGCTCCTAGACCTTGAATGAGGTTAGCCATGCCTCTAGTAATAGCAGTCTCCATGTTTGTAAATGAAGTCTGAAGACCGCCAGTAGCTTTTTTCACTGTTGAATCGAGCGATTCAATCCCTCCACCTCCATTGTGATCTAGTTCTATAAGCTTTTGAGTGAGTTGCTCAGCGGATAACTTGCCCTCACTGCCCATTTCTTTGAGCGCGCCCATGGTAATGCCCATCTCTTTTGCAATAGCCTGCAAAACAGGTGTCATGCCTGAGTTTAGCAAGGAGTTAAACGTTTGAGCCTGAACAGCTCCACGTCCAAAGTCTTGCGAAAGCTGAGTTATAGCATTGTCCACCATAGCACTTGAACCACCGTATGCTAGAATGGCGTCGTTTATAGCCTTAAATGCTTGCTCTCCAGCAACCATTGAACCAGAAACAGCGACAAGACGTTGCACACCTCTTACGGCTTCATCGAGAGATGTAGGCAACCCTCTGATATCTTCATTTAGCTGTTGCATTGAGCGAGAGACTTGCTCGCCAGATTGTCCCATTGCTTGGAATACACGAGCAGCGTTATTCAGTGTGTCTACACGCCTTATAGCTGCGCCAATTGAATTTGTAACAAGTCCTATGGCTTTATCTAGAAGTAACATTGAAGCACCAGCACCCGCGCCTATCGCTAGATCTTTTTCTAAACCAGAACCCTCTTTTTTCAAGCCATTGAGCTTTGATTTCATAGAACCAATATCAGCATCTAGCTTATTCAAAGCTAGTCTGACATCATATGAAATCTCGCCGACATTACTCATCGAATGCTATCTCCGACCTCTTCTTCAAATCTTTCTCTAACGCGCTAAAACCCTCTTTGGAAAACGCACCAGCAGTTGCGTAATAAGTTGCTGATTGATTCTTAGCAGTCATTTGATTATGTACAGCGTCTGCGGCGTCAATCAGCATCAAAGCCTCGTCTAAAGTAAACGGAACCAATACTTTCTCAAAACTGTCACCATTCTTCTCGAATGATTCAATATACCCACGCTTCACTGCCTCGACAGCACCCCAGCCAAGATATACACCTAATTTAGCGATAATCCACATCTCAGGTGCGACTTTTGCTCCAGTAGCTTGTCGTGTAGTACGCTCCTTGTATCGCTGCTCAACACGTGCCTTTTCTTCAGGAGTAAGTAGGTCTTTTAAGTTGACTACTGCCACTATTTACGCCTACTTTCTCGGTTAGAAAAAATGTCATTAAACAAATCCTGAATAGCTAAACTAGACAGACTGCCCAACATCTCCATTGCTTTTTTAGAATCATCGAAACAGCCGGCATAAATCTTAATCTCTTTTTCTGCAAGCTCTTCACGTTCTGCTAAAAGCTTGTTGCCGCGGTCTACTTTCTCGACAACACTCTTGTCGTTGTCTTTGATTTTTGACCTGTCAATCTTCTGGATTTCTGCCTGTAGTGCCATTAGCTCATTTATAGCTTTGACAGATAATCGTGTAATCTTATTAATCTCTAGGCTTTCATTCGAGCCTAGCGGACGTACTTTTAATACTCCGTATGGTTCACCGAAATCAACCTCTTTATAACCTTGATATTTTGATAGATTTAATTTAATTGTCATATTATTTACCCTTTCACATATAATTTTGAGCTTTTATCGTTAGTGTAGGGACTTTTCGGACAAGATGTGGTAATGTGTAAATGTCATACCAATTTAATAAAATAGGATTTGAGAATGAACAGACAAGAAGGGATGCTAGCCAGGGCTAGAGAACTTAAAGCCATGCTTAACGAGGGGATAATTACCAAGGAAGAGTTCGAGCAAGAGAAGAAAAAATTATTATCTCAGAAAAATACAGTAGACAAACAAGATAAAGGCTCATCAAACATAGAAAATCTAGAACAGGAATTATTACGTAAAAACAGTAAACCAATAGAGAATGTGCTTGCTATAGCGGCAGTATTCTCTATGAGCTACATGAGCTTTTTATTTTGGGAAGGTTACCACAGAAGTGTATCATCTAATTTAGCAGAATCAGGAGCGACAAATGCCTCAAATCCGTCAGCCATAGCGTTTGGAATCGTATTATTCTGGTTTATACACTGGCTTGTATTCGTTATGTTTACCACCAATATGGCTCGAAAACGAGGACGGTCAATACCGCTCGCTATTTTAGGGGCATACTTCTTCGGACTTTTGTCAGTGTTCTATTATCTTTCAAAGGGAGATAGTACAGAACTAAAAGTGCTCAAAGAAGAGAAAGTGCGCAAGCAAATCAGATAACAAAATACCACTCAAACGAGTGGTATTTCTAGCAAACGAGCTCCTACTAATCAAGTGGTTTTACTGCCTGAGTTTGAGGGTCGTATTTACCCTTCTTATCTTTAAGACCTGGTCCATAGCGGAAGAAGCCCTTAGCTGTGCGGTTCATCTGGAATGTCAATTCTAGGGTTGAGTCGTCTCCACTAGCTGAAAATGTAGTGTCGAAGCTGTCTGGTAGCGTTACACTATATACGTGAACGTCAAAGTCGTCATTAGCTTCACAGACTGGGTGAATGTGCAATGGAACGGTAGTTGCAGAACTTGCACAGGCTCCAGCACCCCAGGTTACACTTCCAACTGTCTGTTTTGTGCCTGATGCCGCCTCGTATAGTCCAGCGTAAACAGCCTTGACACTTTCTGGACCAGCCAAGTAAAGAGTAAGTGTTACTTCTGATGTATCAGCTCGACCGCTTGGGCGGCGAATAGTACCACCTTGAGTTTCAGTTTCTGTCGTACCACCTTCATATTTAACGGCGATATCTCCCAACATATCCTGTGGGATTACTAGCTGACCTAAATAGACTTCTTTTGGTCCATTCTGCTTTGCTAGTGCTTTTTTGAACTCTTCTACGTTCATATTTCCTCCTTTTAGTTAACTCTTGCAAGCCCCGTTATTGCGTAAATCATTCTGCCCTGAGTATCCCTTTCGACAGATGTTGGCGTTGATATTGATTCGAAAACCACACAATCAAAGCCTTCGTCTGTGTAACTGGTCTCAGGTAGAGATATACTCACGCCGAGCTTATTAGATAGAAATTCAGATATTCTAGCCAGTCGCTTATATCCGTCCAAATCATCTTTCCCCCGTGAATAAAGTTCAAATGAGTATGTAGGACGAACGCCTCTCGACTGGTTGCCGCCTATATCAGAGATATAAACGCCTTTCCTGTCGAGAGTGAGCTTATTCCAGAATAGATCTTTATCAATTTCACCGAATTCGTTGTTTTCTAGATATTTAAGAAGCGACAGTGAAAAAACTTTCATCGAAGACCTCCCTTAAAATCAATCTGTTTCTTTACGCTCTCACCTGCTTTTTCTAGATAATTCAGTGTTTGTGGGTGCTTTTTGTTTTCATAGTGGCGACGTTTTGCGTATGGAACATCACCACCACCGAATACAACGCTTGTAGTATCACCATTATCGACGAGTCGTACGCTTTGCTTCAGCGCTCCAGTATCAACCGGTGCTAGCATCTGCGCTCGTGACATTATAGCCTGAGCAATACCCTTTCTCTTGTTCTTAGCGTTCACCGCTTGAATTCTCTGCCAAGCGTCAATATTATTCTTGAGCTTCACCATAGTAGTCTCCATAATCTGCGCGCTCCAGAGTCAGAGTGTAATGCTCTAATGTGTCAGTATCGAAATTCATGCCAGCAGTCGCACCTACAATTTGATAAGAAACTCCGTTGACGTTAACGCCATGACCTATAAACATGTTAGTACTTGAAAAATCTATAAAATCGACAGGCTTTACGTGCAGTGTCGCGGTCGAATCAGTTGTTTGAATGTTGTTTGATGTCGTAACCCCGCTACGCTGCTTAAAGACACCAGACAAACCTGTGTGCTGATTTATAAGGTCGCCACGCACCGTTCCTTTGGTAATCTCCAAAAAAATGTAAGGGGTCGACTTAAATACATCGAATACGGTCATTTCTTATCTCTCCTGAACGTAATGTGATTTGACTACATTGACTGTATTTATCAAGTATTGACTTATAGCTCTCAATAATTCTGTCGGTCTCGCTTGTCTTATCGTAAGTAATACTGAAGTCTTCGACCTTTTTAGAAGTAATCCTGTCGTCTCCGGCAAGTTTTACAGCAAACAGTTCAGATATAACTTGAGCTAGTTCTTCGGGAATTACTTTCAAACCAAATCCACCATGAACAGTTATTACGTCAGTATGTTTTGTGGGCTTATTCAGTACTATGTTGTCGCAAAGCTGACTAGCGTTATCCCCTAGATACGTAGCAAAGTCGACTGAATTAGAGTTCACTTTAACAGATTGAATTTCGGAACAAAGACCAATAAACACAGACCTCATCCCGTCTCTACCTTGAAAAGTTCGCTCTTCTTCTATATAGCCGACCTTACTACAAATCAGTGCTTCAAGCTTACTGATAGCTATTCGCAATAGGTTATCGAAGTTGTCGCTTTCAAATGGAGTTAGGGAGCGTCGTAAATAGCCCTCAACTTGTTCTTTAGTCAAATTGTATTGCATACCTCAACGCTCCCTTTCTATTAAGCTTTCTTCAAACCGATTGCTGATTTCAAGCCAGACAAGCCGCCACCGATGTAAAGCTCTTGCAAGAACTCTTCCTCGTTGGTTTCAAGCTTAAAGTTAGTGAAGGCTTCTACAGAAGTATCACCAACCGTCTTGTACGCACCAAGCACGACAACGTATGCGTCGTAGTCTGGATCAGTTGCATCAGTGAACCATGTCGGCTCAATGATAGTAGCTGTGTCTAATACGTCTTCAGCCTTTGCGCCAATCTGGAACAAGTATTTACCGTCAGCGCTCTTTTCAAAGCGTGCGCTTGTTGCAAAGCCTTTCTTAGCGATAAGAACAATCTCACCGTCAGTACGGATCATGTCCTTAGCTCGGGCTACAGCTTCAGCGCGGCTCATACCAGCTGCGATAGTCAACTCATCACCGAAGGTATTCTTTGCTTTAACGTCTGACTTAATAGAAGTAAATGACGTAATCTTGCGCTTGTCGCTATCTTCACGACCATCACCGATAACCGCAGCACGCTCAACTTCGCGAATAATTCGGGTAGGCAATTCGTTCAGAACGTATTTCATCAATGCGCCCGTTGATTTATTTTCGCGGATAGTCTGCTTGTCGAGTACCAAGTACTTGTAAATCACGCCTGCGCGGATTGTACGGCTTTCAAAATCAATAACTTGCTGGTCTTTCTTTTCGCCCTTCTTGTGTCCACCTGCACGGCTAGTGTCAGCTTCGACATCGGCTTTGTCCCAGGTAACTTTGAATACATCTAGACCAGTCTTGTTCAATTTGCTGAAGATTTCACCTGATGTTACAGCATCTTCAATAGCAGAAACAACTGGCTCTGGTAGTTTGAAAAACTCTTTATCGGTCAAGTTATTCTTAACCAAAACATCTTGCCAAGCGCTCTTAACGTCGTTAAAAGTACGACCAGCGTTTGCCATCAATACTTGTGTAAAATCTCGCACTGATGCTTGAGTCTTCAAGTAGTCATTAACAGTAGGGGTTGTCGTAACCTCTGCTTGCTCTTTTGGCTCGATGATTTGAGCCTTTGCGATTTCCTCGTTCATTTCATTCTCCTCTTCTTTACCTGATTTATCTTCTACTGGCGTCTCAGGTGTATCGTCAGCAGGTTCTTCGACCTTTTCGGTCTCTTCGCTTTTTACTCGTGTAGCGATTGCCATAGCCGGTGCCAGACAAGCGTCTTTCACGATTGAGGTATAGCTAGCGGCAGCTTTCATAGCGTCAGACAAGCTTGTTTTTGCTTCCACTGCTTCGGTTGCAAACCCAAGCTCCACAGCTTCAGCGGCAGTCATCCACGTTTCAGCAGCCAACAGTTCTTCTATCTTTTCTTCAGATAGTCCTGTTCGGCTTGCATAAACTGGAATCATACTCTCGCAAGTCTTCTCTAACATCTCAACAGCTCGTCCTAATTCGTCTGCATTTCCAGCTGCGATTGTCCACGGCTTGTGAACCATCATCATTGCGCCAGGCAGCATAACGATTTCGTCGCCAGCCATTGCTATGAGAGACGCTATAGACGCGGCTAGTCCATCGACCTTCACTACAACACGCCCGTTATATTCACGGAGCATATTGTAAATCGATACACCAGCGAATACATCACCCCCAGGACTGTTAATCCTCACTGTAATGTCGCCTGTACGCGCAGCTAATTCCTCTTTGAAAAGTTTTGGCGTAACATCGTCCTCGAGCCAACTCTCACTAGCGATAGTGCCATTGATAATTAACTCGTTTGAGGCTTCAGCTTTCGCCCACTTCCAGAATTTATCCATTAGCGTTCCTTTTTAAGGTTATTATTCGGCGCTCAAATGAGCATTGCCTTAATTTCATTCTGAGGTGCTATCGTGAGTGCGTGGTGGCTTCTCATCTTCAGTGAAGACAAGCTGTTTTATCTTATCAGAGCAATCAGTCGCGAACAGAACTTTAATATTCAATTTCGCTTTGCATTTAGAGTTTGGACAAATTAAACCCTGTATAGCAGTAGAAGCAACAGCTTCAAACAAATATCTACCACAATACTTACAGTTTATCTTTATCATTGCTTAATCCTGAATTTTGGGCGTCCGCCACAATTAGGATGAATAGGTCCGCCAATATTTTCTTCGTAATCATTTATCCATGTACCGCTATCTGTTTCTATTGCTTCGTTAAGCTTAATCATCGGTTGAGCAACAGGCTTCCAAACACCTTCCATCGCTCGACACTCTGGGCAATGTGCGCCGACTGGATGATTTATAGTCTTTTCAATTTCTGCTCCTGTTTCAGCTTCGAGCTGTTTCATTGCTTCTACATCACCAACACCCTCAGAGCGCTGTATTTCAGTGCGAGCCAATCGAGCAACTCTGTATTCGTCAGTATTCATGATATCTCTCAGCAAGTCTCTTGTCTGACTTTCGCTTAAATTATCAAGACGTGATCGCTCTAACGTATCGTTGATGACCTTTTTGGTTTCATCATCATATGATTTAGCTACTCGTGTAAGATGTGAGCGGTAATCTGCTCTAGCAGTATCAGATAGAACAAACTCGTCAGTGCTTTCAGTGTCTAGTCCTGCATTCTTAACCATGTCTAAGCCTTTTTTGTATTGATCTGTACCACTAGAGATAAGCAATAGAGTGATTAACGCTAACGAATCTTCTATAAAACGCTCTAACTTGTCGTCTTCAGCTTCGTTTTGAGTGCAAAGTTCTTGAATAGCTTGGTCAACACGGCTCTGCATAAAACTCTTCGCAATATTATACAGTTTGTCGTACTCAGAGGCTTCGGCTTTAAGCGCACCTACTGTGCGTGGGTCTGGGGCTTTCTCCACTTCGCCGCCCTCGTCAACTTGAGGCTTGTCGTTTTCTATCTCAGTAGTGTTATTCTCGCCCAGTTTGAGAAGCTTGTAGTTCTGTGGTAGTTTGAGTGCGTCGATAACTGAATCTAATTCATAACCTTTATCAACCAGCTTTAAGATAGTATCTGTGTTAGTTGCCATCACTTCTGCTTCAACCTTTTTGCGATCGGCAATCTCTGGGATTTCATAGTCAAAAGTAATAGCAACACCAATTCCACCAGTGATTCGATTGAGTTCATGCGTTAAACGAGAGTAAATTTTAAGCGCTCGTGGATAAACAACACGCTTAGCAAATCCACGCTCGGAAACGTCAGCATTTGAATACTTAGCCTGGTCGTCAACTCCCTTAATAATCTGACTAACACCATAAGCCATGTCAATTCGCTTATTCGCCTGCTCGAATACAGCTGCAAAATCAATATCTTTTTGAGATTGTGCATACGGTATCCACTGAATCTGTGCTTCAGCAGGCTTATTCGTTGTCGGGTCGATTGGACGGTGAGAGTATGTAACGTTACCATTTTTACCAGCGCCACGGTGTCGAGACTCCAACAGGTCAACCATATCATTATATTCACGGGCAGTACGAGCCGCAATGACAAACATACCAGCAGGAATTGCGTTATTCTCAAAGAAACCACGTTGAAAATCAGCAATATAATCGTCTAATGTAATCCACTGAGTGGCAGCTTCGGTTGGTGAGTATCCAGCATATAAGTTGCTTGGGTCAACACCTCCAGAGATTACAATGACTTGATCTTCAGTAAAAGTCTCAGCTCCTACTTGATAGTAGGTCTTATTGTCGCGGCGTGTAATACTTGGATGCTCTAAGAACGTGAATCCAGCAATGTTCTGACCTTTGAATCCATAATTCGTAGTCTTTACAGCTTTACCGTCCTCTTTAGCCCAAACTAGAATAAATGTATTACGATTTACTAAAGTAGAAACAATAAGCTTCTCGCTAAACGATACGAAATCATCGACACGGTTAGGATGATAAAGAGCATTAAGAATTGGATTGTTCTGTACGGTCTTGCCATTCGAGTCGATGACTTTTGGCATGATAGTAATGAATTCGTTAGCAATCGCTTGAATATTTGGATAGGCGGAATCGTATTTACTTGCACAATAGCGGCTATACCAGTCTCCTGTATTAAAATTAGCTAACGAAGAAATGCCCTCAACCTTTACTTGAGATTTTGGCTTAAAAAGTGACAATAAATTCATAATACTATTATCGTTACCTATCGTACGCCACCGTACTCTATCTGTGGGATAAATGTCTCGGTTAATCGATATCTAGCTGCGTCTAGGGCGTGGTCATCACCGTCTTGTGGTACGTTCAGACTTTTACCTGACCTATCAGTTGCCCACATATATCTTAAATATTCTTTCTGTAGATTAGTGGAGTTCTTTGTGTATTTAATATTAAGCTCGCTCATCTTATTAACGCTCCATTGTCTATAAGTTTGCTTAGCATCACCGCTAGTCTTAGTCACTCCCTTAACCGTACAGCCCAGTTCTACAAGCTCAGCAATGTCTTTAGGTGCGGCACTATCTGCAACTCCCAGCACACCAGCCAGTCCTTCTCTATGAATAACCTCTGAGATATCCTTATTAAACAAACCTGTACTGTAAAGCTTCTCATCAAGAATATATCCGTCAGCTTCTCGATAAACACAAACAAGCGCTGTTGGGTCATTCGTAAAGCCGAAGTCTAGTCCGTAACCTATTAGTTCAGCATGAGTCGGTACTTCCTCAATAACTTTCCAGCCATGAAATACTAGACCTTCCAATTCACCAATCTGTCCCTCGCCATAGACTTTCCACCAGTTCTTATTAGAGCGACGCCTTTCGATTGTCGCAATGATACTATCTTCAAGAGCTTCATTATCCTTGTAGGTTACAATAACGAAATCAACATCATCACGCCCCACTAGTTCATGCGCCCAATATTCTGAAGTCGGGTTGTAGTCAAGATAAATGAATTCTCGTGTACGAACTTCTAGCTGATTGAATGCATCTTCTCTGATTAAGTTAGCCTCATTGATAAATAGGACATCTCGTCTAGGACCTCTAGCCTTGTCGTCATCAAGGGATACGAACTCAAACATCGTTCCATTAAATAACGTAAAAGTGTAATCTGATTTGTTCTCTTTGATTCTGTAGTACTGCCAATAATTATTAGCTGTGAGTATATTCTTAAAATCTCGCAATGCACCTCGCTTAAGATGAGGCAGGTTGATACTCGCGATGGTTATTATCTTGTCTGGGTTTTTCGTAGCATACTCAAGTAACAATAATAGTATAGCTATTGTCTTGCCAGCACTTGTACCACCTTGAACAATGCGGATACGTTTGTTGAGCCGCTTTATCTTATGATAAGTGGAGGTCTTGCCAAACACGCTACTCTTTCTTTGATAAATCCTCTAGTGGTTTTGGCGCTTCAATATTAGTTTGTTCAATAGTTTGCTTTGGCGTACCGTAAACCTGGTTAATCATCGCTTCAATCTCTTTCCACTGAGCTTTCTTTATAGCCGTGGCTAATTTACGTTCAAACAGGCTTCTATTCGGGTCTTCAGAGATTTTCTCCAGCCCCTGTTCAGTGAGCTTAATCATCTGCTCGAGTTTATATCGTGCAGTTTCTGTTTTCTTCCAGGCGCCATTATGTCTGCGTTCTGGGTGTGCCTCAAATCCTGGGGGTGTTGGAACTCCATTCCTACCAACCGAAGGTTTGCGTTGCTTTCTAGGGACTGTTTGTGTTGTCATTTTATTATCTCCACTAAAATTATTATTAAACCTATTGCCGAAATCGGCTTCAACAAATAACTAAACTCAGTCATTGATAATATCCACATCAATACTGACGTCCACACACCAGTACAAATCATGCACTCTAAAACACGCACTTTTCTATTAATCAGCATTGAGCGTAATTTACTAAATATATCAAACGGACCTGATGTAGCAGTCAATAAGTAAGCAAGAGCAAATCCAGCTAGAGCTATCATTCTTTATCTCCTGGTAATTTGCCTAACGGATAGGCTTTATCGTCAATAACGCAAAAAGGTTGTGGTAACTTCCAGGCAGCCGCTTCTTTATAAAAACTTTCACTTAGAGGTGTTCGGATGACTTGAACTACCTGTCCATTATCCATAGCGTATTCTTCAAGGCGTTCCATCTGCACTTTGTAATGACCGCAACTTGCACATTCTTTTTGATAGACTTTAATAACTTTTGTCTTCATCGCACAAACCTCACTTTCCTATTAGTTAAATCAGGCAACCTTCTTGCTTTTTGAATAGCTAAATCGTATTTATTCGCCCTTTCGAAGACTTCCTGGATAGTTATTTTCTTTCGTTCCATTAGAAACCTACGAAAAGGAGAGAAACTGCGACTATATGAAGTTCTGTCGTAGACAAACCAGCGATGAAATACATACACACATTCTCTATCGCATACATAAATAGCTTCATGACTGTAGAATATGACTATTAAATTAGATACTTCGCGTATCGGTATGTAGTCTATTCTTCTAGTCACTTTCGCCACCTAGTAACTCCCAATTGTTAAAGAAATAAAAAAACACGGAGCAAGTAGTCCCGTGTTAATTTAATTATATTACTATATAGACAGATCGTCTAGAGCTAGACTGTATGTTCGCCTGTATTCTAATTTTCAGATTTGATCTTAGATTTTATAAACTGAGACACTTTGCGGCTACAAACCACACCGTTTATTATGCGCTCCATATCGTCGTCACTGAGGCTATTGCCCATCATTATCAGGTTGCCATTTTCAAAATGCTCTGGATTTATGCGACATGTTTTGACCGAGTTGCAGTCTACAAGGGTCTTTTCTGGAAAGAAAGGATATTTGCCCGCTTCGAGCACTACAGTGGTGTTCTCTGGGTCGAGGTCTGGGTGATACTTATTATAGATATTAAGTCGCTTATCCACCTGAGACGTTCCATTTACTAAAATGAGAGCTTCGTCTGTGTTTGGATCGTAATTGAGAACTATAAACACGTGGTATTTGCTACTTGGAAATGGTTCGCTACCTCGCATCCGAAACAGCGTACCTTGGCGTAGTGATGCATGAAACGAAGCTGATTGGATGTCTGACGGTATTTTTATCATTTACAGTGTACCGAGGGCGGCTAGCGCGTTTTTATCGTCAATATAAAGATCGCGGACTGCCGCCAGCTGATCGGCGTCCTGATTAAAGAACTCGTCGCCGTGTTCTGGATTATCAAAAAACTTGATAGGATCGATGTCTCTACGACCGCGACCGCCACTACGAACGAAGAAGTCCTCAAACTGTGCCCATTCAGGGTAGAGGTGGCTAACGTTATTGGCAATATCGATACCTTTTCTATCTCCGAAGGTATCCCATGCCCATTTCAGAGCTTCCTTGTCTGTTTCTGATAGATGATCGTCATCTATGCTAGCAGCCGTAGCCATGGTGTCTTTTTCATCAGCGGAGAGGTAATAGCCGATATATTTCATGTCTTCTTCATCGAGCGCAAAGTCATTCTTAACCTGAGCTATATCAAGAGCGAGAGAGGATACAGGACCGAACTTCATAGCAACATAGTTGCTGTCAGATACCAAGCGCCCATAGTGTCGCATATGATAGCGATCAGCTGCCCATAACAGCTTAATTAGCTTAGTGCGGTTCATTTTCCCATTATCATCAAAGGACAACAGATATCGTAGTATCTGCGTCATTTTTACAATATCGCTGCTTCGAGATGATATATTCATATCGTATATTCTATCATAGTTTTGCCGTTTTGGCAATCCTACGCCCCCTTTCTATAGACCATACGTCCCACCTATAGTTTACCACAAGCGTGTTTAGGGGAACAATACTGTTGATTGATGTATTACTGTTTTTCATCATTCTCAACTCTGTTATTTTCATTGACTATTGGTTGATGTATTTTTCTGGTAAGCAAGTAAGCCAATCTACCCGACTATCAGTATTAAGGTATATTAATTTGTCGATCTTAATGTAATAGCTAGTTCCTTGCGGTGTAGTATATACTCGACAAATACCCCACTCTGGATCTTTAGTCGGAAAACAGTCGATATTTTCCCAGTAAATGTAGTCCCAGCCAAATAGTCTATTATTTATTCTCCAGAAATAACGAACAGGATTGGTGAGTAGTAAATAAATACCACGCAGACTAACACTGAGAACTGCAATAACAACTCCAGCTCCTACACAGGAGAGCAGAAACAACCAGATAAAGTCTAACATTTGCATTTATTAGATCTCCTTTCCGTCCTTACGCTTGTCTAATATCACAAAATAGCTCCAAGGTATTTCTCTAAAGAGACTCTCGACGGTTTCTTCGGCGAACAGTTCAGCAATATAGACATCGTCCTCCCAGCCGCTCATAATGATTTGCATGTCGTCATTTTCGTACCAGAATTCATATTTGTAATAACGAGAAAATCTAACTTCAATATCTTTATACTCTTCTGGTAGTTCGTTTTTAATCTTGTTGTTCTCGTCTATAACTATGATTTCTTTCATTTCTTATGCTCCTCCTCATATCTTTTGATAAAGTTATCTATCTCTTCACATACAATACCGTTCGGAGCCTCCTGTTTAATACGCTTGAAGACTTCGTACTGCCTTGGGATTGCCTCACTCAGATATTTCACTTCTCCGTACAGCCTCACGATTTCTAGAATACGTTCACCAATATTACCATTCACACACCTCTTCGTTTCATCGTAATTATACGGATCCATATATAAAGACGTGGCACTAAGTTCGATAGGGCTTACATCTTTCAAGACGCTTTCTAAACTACCCTTTTCCAAGATTTCTTCAAGTAGTTTATTTTGTTTTTCGATTGATTCTTGTAGCGACTCGAACATTATTTTTCCTCCAACGACTCCTCATGCTCTCTAATCAAATCCATAATACTTTCGACAGCATCGCTCTTTATGAAACTGACTTCTTTGCAAAAATCGTCTGGGTCAACTTGTTTATGCTCGTACATCAGGGTTAAGTCGCCAATCTTAAAAGATAGATTGTCTACGATAAGCTTAATATGAGTTTTCAATTCTTCGTCTGTCATTATTTCTCCTCCACTAATTCAGGGTTCTCGTGAATATTTCCAGCGACCTCTAGGTTTGTTAATTCAAAGAGAGATTCAGCCACACCTGCACATTCGCCGACAAACCCACCGTCAGAGAATTTGACAACCCAATGCTCAATAGGTTCGCCAGCGTCGTCTATAAGGACGTCGCCTGTTCCTGCGCATCATTTTTCTGGTTACCATGATAATTTCTCCAAATAAAAAAGCGGCTCTTTCGATCCGCAATTCCTAGGTCTATTATAACATAAAAGAGGCGGCACATAATTCGCCACCGCCCCTTCAAACTTTTTAGGCGCACACATATCATTGACGTTTGCGCCTATTATGGCTTAGTTATTGACTCAATAAACTCAATCGCTGCATTACAACCCTTACAAACAACAGTCTGAATACCAGCCTCATTGAGCGTTTTAATCCACTGTTTTTGATTTGCTGACGTTACACCTCCTTTCTTGCGTTTCATCTCGATGAATACCAAACGATTTGCGTATGTATTGGTATATGATGATAGATCCTCTCGAGGCACATTGTCGCCGTATCCATACCAGACATCCGGCACGACTACGGCCAAGTCAGGCACGCCAGAACTCACACCAAGCTTCTTATTCTTGATTCGCTGTTTGTGGCTTTTGGTGTATGTTTCGTTAGGCACTCTGAAACGTGGATAGCCGTTATCATCCAGCCATTTGACAAACGCCTCTTGCTCTTGGTCTTCGTATGGATTATCTATGTTTGCGAGATTAGGCATTATTTCCACTCCTTAATTCCGAAATATACTAACCAATCTTCTCGATTTTCTTCGATGGATTTTTCAGCTTCTTCTCTAGTCGCATAACGTACAGGTTCACCAGCATCATAGCAATCAAATCCACACACGGCGGCGAGCGTTTCACATCCATAGTCATAATAGACAACCCAGCCACCTATATCATTCTCAAAATCTGGCTTAAATGTTGATGTTCGTTGTAATCTGACTTTGGCTAATCTTCGTTCGCGGGCTTTTTCACACTCGTCTGAAGTGCGATAGGTATTACCAAACTCAAAACGACTAAGGTGATACGAGTCATTTTCATCAAAGTGTGTAAAATTAGTATTGCCATTCTCATCAAGATACCAAATCTTTTCACCATTTTTAGGCTTCCAGTGAATACTGTCTGTCGGTTCTTTGATTTCCTCGAACCACTCTGTGAGAATATTCGGGAACTTTTTCAGGGTAGTTTCGTGGTAAATCATTATTATTAAGCCCGTTTCTGTGGTCTTTTGGTTTTCTGGAGTACCAGCAATAAGATTTCCCGTTTTAGAGATATATGCTAACTGTCCAGCTTTGAAGGTTGGTAAATCTTTTAGAAGTCTATACTGCTTCATACTTACTCCTTAGCTAACTTAGGTCTCTCACCTTCGATTCGACTGTCTAGTATTTGATTGATTCGATGAATAATATGTTCTCGCTCGTTTAATTCTTCTAGAGCCGTATCCTTCATTTCTAGAAGATCGATAGTGCTCATCTCATCTAGTGATTGATAGTCGTCTTCGTAATAAGGTTGTGCTACTTCTCTTTCCACGTCTTTTCCTCCTTTTTCCATATATCATCCTTCCTGAACTCTTTTAGCCATTCTTCATCTTGCTTAGCGATTTCGTACTCTGAGATTGCTACGAAAATTAGCAAGAACATGACGATTATTATCCAAATTAAAATAAACATTTATTGTCCTTTGTTTTTTAAGTCTTTAATTAAGATTTCCAGCTCTCCATCCGTCCATTTGTAGGGCTTTTTCATACTTTCTAATAGGTCGACGATATCTTCACCGTAAGTTTTAAGCATGAATCTTGTGTAACCAATCATATTTCCCTCATCGAATCGATTACACGATCGACATTGAGCGTGCACGTTTCGCTCGTCGTATCTGAGAGCCATCCATCTTCTATTTATGAAGTGCCCAGCGTCAGCCTGTTCAAATGGCTTTCTCTGACCACACGAACAACAAATAAAGAATCCGTCTTCAGAATCTCTCAACCGTATGTATTTTGAGAAGACCCTATCAGCTTTTTGAATTAGTTTTCGACTTGCCAACTTTACCCTCGCATTCTCCAGACTCTGACAAATCTACCATTCATCAATGGTCTTTCACTTTTTCTCCAACCGACAGGTACAAAATCATCACATCTGAATATGTTGCCAGTTGTGTTCCTGTGGATGTATTCAGGGCGAGGACACTCTTTTAAGACATCTTCAATCGTGATGAGCGATTTATCCTCTAATAGTTTCTTAGCGGTTACACGAGCCTCTTCTAGCCACGCCTCCCGCTCTTTTTTGAACAAATCTTTGACGGTTACCATATTAATTTGTCCTCTGTGATAAAACCGTCTAAAGTTGTTATTTTTCGAATAGTACCGCCAGATTTTTTTCTAAAATCTCGAGCCTCTTTCCTTGTCGTAAAACTTCTGCTTAGCGTTTCGTTTTTGACGATGTACGTTGTGCAGTTGTTTACGTCCCTTAATCTCTGTGAAGTCATTCTCTTCCCCCCGATTCAATCTTCGTGAGATTACTAAATTGTTATCTATAAACGTCCACTTAAACTTCCTCATAAAACTGATGTCTGGGTCTACAATGCGAATCGTAAACCCATTGTCAGTTTCGAGAAGGTAGACTTTTTTTCTTCTCGTCATTCGGTCTCCTAAAAAGGTATTTCGCTCAAATCGACAGGTTCGCTGATATCAATGTCTTCAGTAATATCTTCAGTACTTTTTTCAGATTTATTCTTCAGCTTCGGTTCATATGCCCAGATGCTTCGCTCGTATCGATATCTCTCGTCACCGTTATCATCTGTATATGTATCTTCAGTTTTTTGGACTGTGTACCAACAAGATTTCCCTGGCAACTTCTGAACAAGCTGAGACATTTCATACAGACTTTTCATATTCTTGAAAAAGTCGCGAACTTTCTGCTTCTGGTCATCATCTTTGGCGTTGTGTACAAAAATCTTGCGGATTTTATCAACTGAAAAAGGTGTTGCTGCACCAGTGAACCACAATCGCGCCTCACCCTGCTCGCCGTTCACACTTTCGACTTTTACATTCAGAAACACTTTATCGTTCGGGTTTTTCTCAAAACTCGCTTCAGTGATTGTTACAGCGTGAACACCTTCAGTAAAATATGTCGATTCTTTCAAATCTTCCTCGCTTAATTTCATATTCTTCAATTCTTCGTCCGTCATACCCCTTATCCTTTCCTTAGAACATTAATTTTTGGACTTCTCTTTCAACTAATCCAAGAGTGGCGTTTTGCACTCTGCCAGTTAGCTCGATTTTTTCTCGATAATCTTCTCGCTTTAATTCAAATATTTGTAACCCTAAATCTGGATTCTTGAACACGTCCGAATAAATATAGAAGTAGAGCTTTTGTAGATTTTCATTTACTAAGAAGTACTGAATAATCTGGGCTTCATAATCAAGTGGCGGATGTTTTTCATAATAAGCTTTGACTACTTTCCAACTATCCAAGCATTTGATTTCTACAGCCTCTGAGACTTTTCCTGTATCGTCTACAATTTCGCCATCTGGTGAGCAAATCATATATTCGTTTTCTTCAGATTGCCAAACTCGACCAGGAATAATCTTCTTACCAAGTTTTTCAGAAATCAGCTCCCTAGCTTCATCTTCTAGGATTTGACCTCTCAGCATAGCCGAATAAGTAGCGCCTTCTGGTATTCTATCTGCATAATCGTTTGGATTAATTGGCTTAGCTATTCGTTGAGCAATTAACTTATAGATTGAATCGTTTATTTGAACATTCGCATAGAGTTCATTCAATTCATCTTCAGTAAGCATTGCCTTGATGTTATCCATGGTTAGATCTTTCGGGAAATCATAGCCTTTACTTTCAGCGAACTCAACCAGCTCGGCTTTTGGTATATACCGAACTGATGAATAATCTTTTGCTGATGAGCCTGAAATCCTGCCTTCGTGAAAATCCAACCATTCTTGACTTCGTTGTTCAATGTCTAGGATTTTCATTTATCGCCTCCTAGTTTTGCCTTTACCTCATCCTTAACGCCGACAAGTTCACGTGATAGCTTTGGATTAGCTCTAAGAATCTTAGTATACTTCTCTTTTAATTCACCTAAAGTCTTACAAGCTCGTAAGACTTTTTCAGCGTTAGCTAAATCAGCAGACTCTTTGTCGGTTCTTTCTTTGAGTTTACGCTCAAGATTACCGTCATCATCAGTATCGACAAGTAAATCAAGCATTGCTATGTATGAATATCGCTTCATGTAAGTGATACCTGAGCCTTGTGTTTGTGGATTGTTAGGCGCGCTTTCAACTGGTGCGATGTCTTCAAGAGTCTCACCACTTTCCAGGTGGATTAGCTTAGTTCTAATAGCCGTTTTAGTATCGATATGGCTAATTGTCTGTTTAACCATCAATCCACATTTCTCTAAATCTTCTCGTGTCTCACTGACTACAACATTGTAATCTGCGTACTTGCTTTTGAAGTACGGATTCTCTTTTGAGGCTTTCACAAGTGGTGTTATTTTACGAAACTCTTGTAAAGCTTTGTATAATTCACTCATCTATGCCTCCTTTCTATAAAAATCTTAAATATCTTCCATTTGTATAAACTGACCAAGCTTTATAACCTTGTGATTTCCACACATGATAAGCACAGTCAATGTTTATTTCTGGGTTGTGAGAGTCGCAAGCTTCTCGTCCAGGTAAAATCCTTACTTGGAATAGAGAAACTGAATAACCATATGTTCGACCGTTTTGTGTAAAAGTCAGGCTTGTATCGCCTGTTGCGTTTTCATTACACGAACTTTCAGCTTGCATAATGGCTTTCATAATTCGCACGTCCCAATTGTATTTCTCAAGTAAAGGTTGAAACCTTTCGCAGCCGCCTACACGCCCTGCCTCCACAGCAGGTTTTTGAGGTGTAGGCGAGGCTTCAACCTTTGCGGCAGTTTTTGGTAGCGACGGTTGCCGCTTTTCCGTCGCTACTGTTTTGACACTTCAACTTTGACATTCTTGACGATTGTCGCCGCTTCAGTTTTGACTTGTTCAGTCTGGTTCTTCTGATATTGCATACCGCCGATAAAAGCGATAATTGCTGTAATTAAAATCGTGATGATGATAGTTTTGATAGTTTCAATATTAAGTTTTTTCATTTTCTTCTCCTTGTTTTGTTTTTTATTTTCTTTATTTTCTACGCTAGACATTGTACTAACTCCTCTCTAGCACAGATATTTACAACTTCGTCCTCAATTCCGTCACAATCTGGATTTGGACAATAAAACTCAGGTTCGCCCTGACAACCGCACCATTCAGCTTCTTTACCTGAACAGCAAGGTTGAATTACTTCTAGGTTGTCGTGGTTGCAGTACCACTCATTATCAAAGAAATCAAAGCGATAACTTGCTCTAATTTGCTTTACGTTAATTTTCATATTTACTCTCAATCTGCCATTTGATATAATGGCTTTGTAGCCGCTCTTTTGAGCGGTTTTTGCTTTATACTGCCCACTTTTTAGCGCAGGTGTGGGAGACCTGTAGTGAGCAGTAGCGGACGTTTGAAACACAGGAGTTTTACTTTTAATAAACCCAAAAATAAACACTCAAACGTCCAGCAAAGGAGCTGGCGATCGTCAAACCGCCCATTACTGCTCACTAATTCCAAATTGTTAAGATACCAACTTCTACACGTGTTACGCCTGAACCTTCGAGCAATCTGTCACGCTTATATAATTTTCGTCGTACGCTCTTTTACGGTGTCGCTTACGTAATCGTAATAGTACAGTTTGTTAATTCTGCACGAGATTATCAGACAGCCGATTGATAACCTCGTGGAAATTAAAAAACCACAGCGATTTGCTGTGGTTAAAACCCAAATTGTGGCGCCCCGAGTAGGATTCGAACCTACGACCTTAGGCTTAGAAGTCCTC